AGAAGATCTATTTGGGGAAGCCGCTAAGGCAAGACTCAAAGAACTTATGGTAAATGGCGGTAAGTTGATTACTACTGAAGACAAAAAAGGCGAAGATATGAAAGGCAAGTTCGGGCGTATTTTAGGCGACTTCAAAGTAGATGGACGTAAAGTTACAGAAATTTTAGTTGAAGAAGGACATGCAGTTGCTTACTTTGGTGGAAGCAAAGAAGAAATCCAATTAAAGCATCTAGCAAACAGAGAAAAACTATTACGTGAAGGCATTATCAGTCGTGAAGATTATGATAAAGCAGTTGCGTTGATGGAAGGCAAGTAGTCACAAAAAACCCCGGCACTATTTCTAATGTCGGGGTTTCTTTTCATAACTTATAGAGCGTTGACAGGTATACCGTGAATCTCTGCCCTCAGTTTCGTTATTACTTGCTTGGCTTACCGTTTACAAAATCGTAAAATCTTTCAGCCGCGTCTAGTATATGGTCTGTTGTTGGAATCTGAGGCATGCCAACTTTGCTGACAATCTCTCCTGATTCTGGATCACGTTTAGATGTAATCTCCCAACCATTCCACTTGTTTGAATATTCAAACTCTGTAAATGATTTAGCCATTTCTAGAACTTGCGTTCTAATTTCGTATCCGTTTTTATTTGTATTGATTTTCGGCATTGCCGCTTTGAACATCTCAGCCATTTCCTGAGTTTGTTTCATGATGGCTTCGCCGTATTTTGTTTCTACTGACATTTTATTTCTCCTTATGTGTGTCTGTGTATTGTTACTAATGTAACAGTTTTATTTAGTTTTGTCAAGTTATTAACATACAATATATTGATTTCTATACCGTTTTTAGATACCTAAGACCATATATGGTAGTTTAAGTTGAGTATCTACCTACCTAAATAAACATGCTGACGACAGTGATCAGCATTGAGAAGAAGGAGGTTCAAAATGGACATTCTAAATAAAGTAAAGACTTGGGCAGGTGCTCTAACAGAAGCAGGTATTAGTTTGCTTTCATTAGGCATAGTGCTTGAAGTTTTATTCAACGGACAGAACATTCCGTTCTGGCCAAACATCAACATAATCAGCAATATCCAAAACATTGTTGCAGGTTTCTCTGCACAAGGATTAGTTGGCTTAGTTGCTGTATGGGTTTTATATTCAATCTACAATAGAAAATAATATATAACTTTTTGAACAAAAGAGTTGTAGGGGAGTCATCTTGGCGGGCGACTTCCCTACACTTTTAAATTATCTTCCTGATACCCAGTCTTGTTCGTCTTCGGTGTAAGGCCACATTATATCATTCCTCCCCAGAACGCCGCTACTATTGCGAAGTACCCTACAAGTACTCCGAATATAACTGTTAAAGGTACTGCTACTTCAACAAAGTTTTTAAGCATGTGCCTTGCCCTTCCATGTTGCTACAGTTTTTCCTCTCATGTAATGATCACCTGGTTCATAAACTGACATAAGTTTTCTCTTTCTTTCTAGTCTTTTAATTGCTTCAAGTCTATGAGCAGAAAGTTTGGATCTTTCAATCATCAGTGTCTTTGCTGATTCATGATATCCTTGTCTTGACAGTTCGGCCGCCGCTCTGGCTAAGCCTGCCTGTGCAAATAAGTTTTTAGTTCTTTCCCAAAATAACATTTAAAATCTCCTTTGTATGTGTGTATATGGTGTGTTAGTATTTGTATGTGTGGCTAACTCCAAATGGTCCAGCCTTGACCTCGCGCCTATCCAGTTGCCTGATCCTACGTTCCAAATCAGCGTGATCAGTAGAGCGGCTAAGATAATCTTCTTCCCAATTTGTTGAGGTGAAAAGGTTTCTAATCCAATTGATGAATTGCATTATGCAACCTCCTTACGAACATATCTGGGTCCATTAATATCGGTGATAGTTGGTGCTCTGCCATGATGGTCGAGCATGAATTGGTAAGCGTACTTCCAATCTTTTTTGTATTCAGTTTTGGCCCATGTCAATAGATCGTTACGGTGACTGTCAGTCATACCGTTGTTCATCCAAGACATCAGACCACTTATTAAGTGTGTCATGTTTTTTCTCCTAAGATGTATGGATGCTTGAGGAAAGCAATACCCCGGAACTTCCCCGGCGGTGCGTGTACCTTTGGTACCCGTCAATCGCTTGTTAAGGCAGAGTGATCCTGCCCAGTGTCTCTCCACTGTGTCTGTATGTGTCGAATAGTACAGCCTCACTGCCCTATTCACCTGTATTTATAATATACTAATATATCTGGCCTCAAAAAGCAACCTTTTTTCACGCATGGCTATCATGCTAATTTTGCAACAGTGTGTCAATCTAAGGTTGACATATTAGAATATTAGCATGTTCTAAATAATTGTGGTTTTTTTGAAGTCGACATAACTATTAATATAGAAGTTGACATTATAATGATGTAGTGTTATACTTGCTATGTAGTATTGTTAATCAACAGCCAAATAATTGGCAGGAGGTAAAGACAATGCATATCATAAAAAAGCATTAATCAATATAAGGTATTTCATTGCCCCGGCTCTAATACTTGTCGCACTCGCAGGAGTAATGGCAGGTGGTGCTTGGACATGGACAGGTGTAGTCCTACTCGGTGTAGGTATTATACTTGACACATTGATCACATTTAAAACCACAGGTGCTGGTTTTGATGAGAACGGTGAACCTTATGGCATACCCTGGTTACAAAATATAGTAATGTATATGATGTTGCCAGTGTTCGTTGCACTACAACTTGCTCTAGCATATCAAATTTACAATGGTATGTACGGATATGAGTTGCTTGGTGCAGTTCTTTCCACAGGTATATTTGCAGGCATAGGCATAATATATGGACACGAACTGTCACACACCAAAGGCTTTAGTTTTGTAATAAGTCGTTGGATGATGGCGTTAAGTGGTTCAGCACACTTCTGTTATGCTCATGTATACAATCATCACTTGGAACTAGCAAGTGAAGATGATCCTGCAACAGCACCTAGAGGTCGTGATATCTATTCACACTATATTAAATCACACTTAGGCCAATCTAAGTTCTTATTTGATATGGAGAAAGCACGTCTACGTAGACTAGATGAGCCTTTCTTGTCCTTTAAAAATAGATGGATACGTGGTTACATGATGAGCCTACCAACAATCTTCTTGTTCTTTTTAGCAGGTGGTTGGTTAGGTGTCGCTTGTATGGCTCTTGTTTGGGTTATATCAAACTTTGAACTAGAAGCACTTAACTATCTAGAACACTACGGACTGGTACGTGAAAAAGGAGAGCCAATAGATTATAGACATAGTTGGGATAATTCAACTCTGTTTACTAGTTGGTTCTTTATAGAGATTGGTCGCCAGGCTGATCATCATGACAGAGGAGAAACACACTTCTGGGAACTAGATGAAGTAGGTGCTCCTAACACAGGCATAGGATACTTTACACTCTTTGCGTTAGCATTGATACCTCCAGTGTTTAATCGCTTTATGAAAAAGCATTTAGACAACTGGGATAGAGAATATGCCACAGAAGCAGAAAGAGAAATAACAAAGCAGTTTGTTTAATCCTGCGGGGGAGTCGAAAGGCTCCCCTTTCTTTCCTGCCAAAAATGGTAAAAGGCAGTGTCATTAGACCTGTCTTTTTCCTTGACATACTATAAGTATGAGTATATATTAAGTATATATTTTTTAACAACATCCTACCAAGAAAGGGTCCGGTTTGAAGATGAAAATCATTACAGGAAACGCTAACAAAGAGTTGGCAACAAAGATTGCAGAACATTGTTTTGCAACGCTAGTCCCTGCGAAAATTACAACATTTGCAGATGGAGAAACTAGTGTAGAGTTTTTAGAAAACATCAGAGGTGAAGATGTTTTTATTATCCAACCAACAAGCACACCTGTTAATGACAGTTTGATGGAATTGATGGTTATGATTGATGCGGCACGTAGATCAAGTGCAAGTAGAATTACAGCAGTCATACCTTACTTTGGTTATGCAAGACAGGATCGTAAGAGTGCTTCACGTACTCCTATTACAGCAAAACTAGTAGCCAATCTTATTACAGTATCAGGTGCAGACAGAATCCTTACTATGGATTTACATGCAGGACAGATACAAGGCTTCTTTGATATTCCTGTAGATGATTTAACAAGCCGTGTAGTATTTGCAAAAGACATTAAGAAAACAATTGGCATCATTGATGATCCAGAAATAGAACAAGCAGGCACAGTATTTGTAAGTCCAGATGCAGGCGGTGCAGTTCGTGCTAGAAAATTTGCAGACATGTTCCACGGCGATATTGCTATTGTTGATAAGATGCGTCCTGAAGCAGGCAAGTCAGAAGTAATGAACTTGATCGGAGATGTCAAAGGCAAACACGCAGTACTAGTTGATGATATTGTAGATAGTGGCGGAACACTTTGCAAAGCCGCTGAAGCAATTATGAAAGCAGGTGCATTGAGTGTTAGAGCATACATCACACATGGAGTATTAAGTGATGATGCATGTGTTAAAGTAGAAAAAAGTGTACTTGATGAACTAGTTGTTACAGATAGTATTTCAGATCGTTGTCCTAAGAATTGTAAAAAGACAAGACAAGTGAGTGTTGCACCTTTGTTTGGCGAAGCAATCCGTAGAGTTACAAATGAAGAATCTGTCAGCAGTTTGTTTGTATAAATATCTTTGTAGGAAATAAGACCGCACTAATATAAAACAATAGCGGCTACAGTTTTACAGTGTAAAACTCCCAATAACAATAATGAAACGTAAACATAAACCTGTTAGTAACAGTAGGATGATTGCTGATATAAAAAACAAGTTGAAGAAAACTTCTGATTCTATAGATAGAGAAGCACTACAACAAAGATTACATCATTTTATTTTGCAATCAAAAAAGACTAAACCTGAGTAGTTTCTAAACCGTCTTTGTATTTTTTGAGATGTGTAATATAATCTCCAATGTTGTGGTCTGAGAAATTATCAATCTTGCCTTTTTTAATTCCTCTCCACATTCCACGGAATCTATCTTTGATGCGTTGCCAACCTTTAGGTGTCCTTACATTACCCCATGTGTTTAGATAATGTTCTTCTCCGTGATGTGTATATCCCATTATCCATAACGGTACACGGCATACTATATCATTATTGTTTACCCATCTATGATGTTTGATGCCAAGGCTTTTAGTGTATCCTGACCAACCAACTCTTGGTGATCCGTATGTGTAAAGTTCTTGTGGATCTAAAGTATCTAAGTGTAATAAACATCTTGAAGCCATTATAGTTGCCATTGCGGCACCTAGGCTGTGTCCACAAAACCATAAATCTTTTTTCTTATTGACTGTACGAAACAGATCCTCAGTTATTTGTGGCCAAAGTTGATCTACTTCTGCTTTAAATCCTGCATGAACACGTGATACTGTCTCTGCAATAACTGGTAGTGCATTTGCATCAGCGGCGATATCGTTGTACTCTGTAGGTTGTGTACCCCTACAAGCAATTACAATGTCATCTTTATTCATAAAGCGATATGTCTGAGCACCTTTTTGATCGTAATATTCTACAGTAGTAAATCCTAGTTGTTTTGCTATCTTTGTAGCATTTTCCTTTTCCAAATACGCTATTTGTGCTAGTTCGGCAAATAAAAGACTGCGTTCTTTGAAATTTAATGTTACAATAGGTTTAGTTAATTTATTTGTATGTATTTCCATAGTTTCGCTCCTCAGTTCGTTCCCTATGGTATTTACCGTACAACACCACTAAATAGTGTTAAGGAGTTATTAAATGAAACGTAAAACTAGAAGCCTATTAGAAGAACTTAATGATTTCGCTGTAACAAAGAAGACAGAGAACATTGTAGAGTCTAGGGCAAATCATGTGATTGAAAGTGCTATCAACATAGTTGAAATGATACGCACAAACTTTGAATCAGATACAGCACAGGATCTAGAGAAACGTTTTTATAACTCAATCAAGTCCGGCGATCCAGCGAAATTCATGCGTGGAATTAAAAAGATCAAAGCCAATGATAAAAGCGAATTAGACGATGTTAATTGAAGATATAATTAGGCTACAAGAAGCCGAGGGTAAGAACACACATATGGAACACGTTGAGGAAGAAGCACTCAACCGTGGTAAAGAAGGCGCTGAGTATGCAATTAATCAGATGATGTTATTTGCAGATATGCTCAAAGGACGTACAAATAAGAAATTAAGAGTATCAGTAAAATGGGACGGAGCACCTGCAATAGTATGTGGTGTTGATCCTGAAAGCGGAAAGTTCTTTGTAGGAACCAAAGGAGTTTTTAACGCTACCCCATTGCTAGGTACTAGTCATGAAGAAATAGATAGACTATATGGTAAGTCCGGTGCTTTACCAAAATTACATTTAGCATTTGATTACTTAGGCAAGTTAGGAATTACAGGCGTACTTCAAGGCGACTTTATGTTTGACGAAAGTACAAGGCGAGAAGAAGAAATAGACGGCGAGGCAATGTACA